AAAGTCTTATTTTCTTTTTGCTTGTACTCGATTAACTCATTTTGCTTTTTTTCTGTTATATAGCTAACCTTTCTAAAATCTGACTGACTAAAGCCCAATTTTATGGGCGTAGCTGTGTTGTATTCCTTACGATTAAAGCCTAAAGACTCAATATCTTTAATAGCTATTTTGAATAATTGATTTATTGAATTCTTCATATTGATAGTTTTTTAAATTGTTATAGATTAGAATGGTAAATCCGTCAAACATTCGGTTAAAATATTTTCTAATTTATTAATATCTTTACTATCTATTAAGTGAGGAAAATAAACTAAATCTCTATTAAAGCCGTTTTTCTCTACTAATTTACAAAGATAAGCAACGCTTTTTTCGTCTGCTACCCTTTCCAATAATTGCAATAAATTTCTCATAATGTGTGTTTTTGTTTTAATTAATATACAGCAAATATACAAAAAATTTAATACATACAACAAAAAATTTGCAGAATCAAAAATTTTTAATATCCAAGAAAAATACAATAAAAAGTTATTAACAATGAAAATGTTGAAAACTCAAAATGAGTACATATAAAAAAAAGGCAGGTCAATGGCAGTTTCAGGGCAGTTTCACGGCAGACTCAGCAGGTCGGTGGCAGTTTCAATGGCTATAAAAAAAAGGAGGGCGGCAAAGCAGTTTCACCGACCCCCTAAACAAAAACATAATTACAAGTCTAATGATTGTATGATTGTATCTTCTAGGTCAATGTAATCCCAATACAGGTCTGTTACGTCAGTATCTCCGTTGAGTATAACCTTTTCTATTTCTAACTCTTCGTAGTTAGTATCTCTCTCTGAGTAGTAGTGGTAGAAAACCTCTAGCGTGTAGTTGTCTTGCTCTATGTAGTAAGAGTCTTTGATGCTTCTGTTTGATTTCATAATGTTTTTAGTTTTAAATTCACTACAAAGATACAAACTTTTTTTTAGTTATGCAAACTTATTTAACTATTATATGTTTTACCTTTGATAATCATATTGATAATGGGTTGAGATACGCCGTACTTCTTAGCGAGTTTGGTCTGACTAATACCACCACCCCTATACTCTTCCCTTATCCACTCCGCCTCCTCTAGGGTAAACTTGCGCTTAGCATATCCACCACCTCTACGGTCTTTCCTGTCGTATATATTAACGCTCATTCTCCAATCTTTCTATCTCAAACTTGAGATGATTAATAGTCTTTTTAATATCCTCGATATGCTTTGCCTTGTTATCCATACCCTGCTCTACCTTCTTACCTGCACGAAGAAGATATGTAACGGCAGTTCCAATGTTATAGGATAAATTCCAATCCTCAACTACCTTACGTGCTTCATATCCATACACAGAGCCAATGTAATAGCTTGGTATGTTTCTCTCCTTAGCAGTTTCATTGAACAGCTTATTGTTTATTCTCTCTAATTCACTTTTGTTCGTGGTATCCATATTCCTTGTGTATTCGTAGTAGTATTTAGATTTCATTGTTAAAGTATTTATCTATCGTATCTTTTGTGTGGTCAAAGCCTTTGCAACAGATAGCGTAGTAGCCTCTATCTAAAGCGTTCTGAATGAATAACTTCTGCTCCTTTGAGGGATAAGACTTCTTGTCTTTTTTTAGCTCTATAAACAAGCCGTTGTACTTCTCGTTTGGCTCGAATATAAGCAGGTCTGATACTCCTCTCAAATATCCTGTGCGCTTTGCCTTTAGCCTTTGTGAGTAGTGTCTTTGAAACTGACCACCCATTGTTGCAGTAAGTAGTGCATTTGGATATTGCATCTTTACATATTCTACGATAGCTATCTGCACTCGCTCTTCTGTCAGCTTCGGCTTGTCTGCCATATTCTATTTCTTTAATTCTTTTCTCGTAATCTGCACAAGTCTTTTTAAGAATATCCATTCTAAACTCAACATCACTAATATCGTTTCGCAAATCATTGAGTGCGAATATAAGATATAAAATAGAAATAAGCAATAGTGTTATCAATATTGTTTCCATAGTCCTATATGTTTACTACTTGACTATCATCTACTATCATATCACAACCTATGCAATACTTGCAGTCATCTCCTATCGCATCAGACACATAGACCTTGCTGTCACACCATTGGCACTTACCGACATTGGTAAGCATATTGTCATCTTCGTATTCGTATTGCTCGTGCATATCCCAATCATTGTAAGACTTGTTGCCTACTAGATTTCCATTTACATAAGCATATCCTAAGTTGTCGTACGTTTCTTTGTATGTAACTCTGTTTGATAACTTACCTTTCTTTTTCTTTCTAGGTTTCCAATCAGACCACTCGTCCCAAGATGGAGCTTCAGATTTCTGAACATATAGATTGCAACCTAATAAATCTATAAGTGATGAAATCATATCACAGCAGTTAGTAGCGTCTGCAACATCTACAACCTCTTTGTCTGAGTGTGGTGCATAGTAGCCGCTAGACATATTAGCTACACATACATCTAAGCCGTTGAGCTTGAGCTGATATACATCCGTCAATGCACCTGATGTTTCTGCATAGCCGTGCTTGTGAAGTGTAGATGAAATCTTCTGTGAGAACTCCTCGCTGAACAACTGAACATCGTATATGTTGTTTACGAAGTCTTTGTTGCCACGTCTGTCTGATTGAAAGCAGTAGCCTACATCTTTGAAGAAGTCCATATCGGCAGCAGAACTACCTACGCAACCTATCTCCTCGCTGTGAAAGAAAGCACACTTGACAACATCTTTGTCCAATAGCATCTGTAAGCCAATCCATACACCTACCTTGTCATCGCCACCTATACCTACCTGCGTTTCTACATCGTTGCTAAATGCAAACAATACACCATCTCTTTCGTAAACACCGAAGTCTTGATGTATATTGTGTACTGTATCTGTGTGAGATACAATGCAAGGATAGTATTCAGCAGTACCTTTGGTAACATAGATGTTGTTGTCCTTGACCTCGATAGTAGCTTGAGGAACATTGTCCTTGACAAATTGTTGTATGTAGGCAATCATTAAATCTTCTTGCCCTGAATAAGATTGCACCGATAAGGTGTCGATAAGTAGTTGTTTGTAATTCATATAGTTTTGTTTTTGTTTGATTAATACTCTGCAAAGATATAACTTTTTTTTGGAATACCAAAATTATTTTAATCTTTTTGCTTTACTGATGGTGTCGCCCATCATTTTCTGACTATCCCTATCTTTCTGATAGTCGGTTAGTTGCAGTTGTTGTCTTTTAAGGTTTGCCTTAGCTTTGTACTCCTTGAGCCATATATTCCAATTACGCACATTTACAAAGCCTCCATTATCCGAATGCCTTATACCCTGCTCAAATGCAAACATTACCTCAGCCATCTCCATTGACGGGTAGAACCTCGACAGGTCATCTACTAGCAGTTTCGACATCATCACAATTTGCTCTGTATCAGGTTTCTGACCTAGCATCAGATAACACTTGCTTAGGGCATCTACACAATCTATGTTAAGAGATTCTCTATCGTTGGCAAATCTATACCATATTTGTTTAGTCTTATCCATTATAATACTATATTATTTCGTGTTTGCATTCTTCTCATATCAGCCTTATCGTGGCAGACAAATCCTGTAATCATATAGTGCATATTATACTCATTGATTTTTCTTGACCTTAAAGTTCCGTTGTTATTCATATCTTTAAGAAAATTTTTAGTATACTCACTAGCTCTACTTCTATTCTTATTGTATTCGTTCCAAAATTCTTCTGTGTAATTAGCCATTGTTGATTTGTGTTCTAGCTTGTTCCCAAGCGGTTAATACTTGTTTAGGTTGTGATACTTTTTGTTGTTGGGTAGTATTCTTTTCCCAAGTTCTTACAGATGCCTTCCAATCTTTCATTGCATTCTTACCTACTTTCCAACCGTTAGAAGAATAGTAGTCGTATAATTTCTCAGCATCTACATCATTTTGCCTTTCATTGCAGTAGTCAATCACTTCTTCGATTGTTGGTTTTGCAAACCTCTTAACCTTAGCTTTAACTTTAACTATATCTTTATCCTTATCTTTATTATTAAGGGTACTTTGTACCCCTTGTGAACCCTTCATGTACCCTTCAAGATTATATTTCTCAAGAAGTGCAATTACTGATTTATGCACATTAGAGTTTGGATTCAATTCGCCATATTGAAA